AATTCTGGAAATCTCTCAGAAAAAGACTAAAAGTTCCTATCCGGTACTTCGCTGCCGGAGAATATGGAACAAAAAAAGGCCGACCCCACTATCACGCAATAATCTTCGGATGGATGCCCTCAAAACGGTTTCCCGTTGATATATCTGACAAAGGGCACATTCAATACACGCATCCGATACTCCAATCGGCCTGGCAAAGACGCGGTCGAATCGTATTTACCGATTTCGACCCTTCGTGCGCCCGGTATGTGGCGCACTACACGGCAGACAAACTTAAATCTTATGCTGCCGATACCATCGACCCTGAAACAGGACTACGACCCTATGAAAAACTCGATAAACAAACCGGCGAAATCTGGCAATTACAACCGGAGTTCCAGGTTTCATCCCTCAAACCAGCAATCGGACTACGTTGGCTTGAACAATATTGGCAGGAAGTCTTTCCTGCTGACACAGTGGTTATGGATGGCAAAGAGTATCCGCCGCCTCGCTTCTACTACAAATGGCTCGCCGAAAATCAGGAGTCCGTTCACGAGCTGGTGCGACAAAAAAGAATAGAGGAAACCCGCGCCCTGCCATATGAGCGCGGTATCCGGCTCCACCAGAAAGCCCAGGCTAACGATGCCCGGCTAATTAAATACAAACGACCCACCCACGATAAGGAACAAAAAAGATGATTCACAACGTATTCACAATCTTCGATGCGAAAGCTGAAGCGTATCTTCCCCCGTTCATCCTGCCGAAAACCTCAATGGCAAAAAGGACGTTCGCGGACTGCGTAAACTCAAAAGACCATCAATTCGGGGCTCATCCCGAGGACTACACCCTCTTCACTATCGGCACATTCGACGATGAAACTGCGCAGTACAACCTCTTATTGACACCGGAAAGTCTTGGACTTGGGGTCGAATATGTAATAAATTCGCCCGAGGTGGAAAATTCCAAGGCGGAAAAACAAAATGGCAACAAGAAAGAGAAAATACGGAAAATCAAAGGGTAATCACACATTCGCCCAAGTGCCGAAAGCACAAATTCCACGGTCATCGTTTGACCGTTCTTCTTCTCTAAAAACCGCCTTCGACGCCGGGTTACTCGTTCCGATCTTTGTCGACGAGTGTTTACCCGGCGATACATTTAATCTTAATGCCAGCCTCTTCGGGAGGCTGGCTACTCCAATCAAGCCCTTGATTGACAACCTTTATCTCGAGACTCAGTGGTTCTTCGTAGCATCCCGCTTACTCTGGCGGAACTGGGAACGCTTCAATGGCGCTCAGGATAATCCGGCTGATTCCACCGACTATTCGATGCCCATAATTGGCTCTCCAGGCGGCGGCTTCGGCGAAGGCTCACTTATGGATTACATGGGCATCCCGCCGGACAAAACTCTCGCGAATATCAATATACTGCCGTTCCGTGCGTACAACCTTATTTACAACGAATGGTATCGCGATCAAAACCTTCAGGACTCTGCTCCCTTCACGGATGCCGACACCGGAGGCACGGCAGATGATTTCCCAATTCGTAGACGCGGTAAGCGTCACGACTATTTCACTTCGGCTCTTCCCTGGCCCCAAAAAGGCGACCCGGTAACGGTCCCGCTGGGCGAATCAGCGCCTATCATCTCCGATCCGTCAACTGACGGCATACCTCAATTCAATGTCGGCACGGCGTCCGGACCCCTGCAGAGTGCTCTTAGCACGACAAACGCTCATTGGTCCGGCACCGGCTCCGGTGTAACCGATGCCGCGTGGGATGAACCCCGCCTCGTTGCCGACCTATCTGAAGCTACTGGCTTCACTATCAATCAACTACGCCAATCGTTCCAGATTCAGCGCCTTCTCGAGCGTGACGCTCGCGGCGGCACTCGGTACACCGAAGTACTCAAGGCGCACTTTGGCGTAACCTCCCCGGACGCAAGACTGCAGCGCCCGGAATTCCTAGGTGGATCTTCGCAAATGATCACCGTCGCGCCGGTCCCTCAGCAATCACCGTCGGATATCGCGGTGGATCTCACCCCGCAAGGTAATCTCGCGGGTATGGGTGCTGTAACGGCTCGAGCTGGTTTCACAAAATCGTTCGTGGAACATGGCTACATCATCGGCATCGCTAACGTGCGAGCCGATCTAACCTACCAGCAGGGCATCAACAAAATGTGGTCACGCTCGACCCGTTTTGATTTCTTTTGGCCTGCGCTCTCTCATCTGGGCGAAATGCCGATTCTTAATCGCGAAATCTTCGCCCAAGGAACAGTCGACGATGACGATGTCTTCGGCTACCAAGAGTCTTGGGCCGAATATCGGTATCGTCCGTCCCAAGTCACAGGCATCATGCGCTCAAGCGCAACAGCCTCCCTCGACGTCTGGCATCTCGCCCAGGACTTCGAGAACCTCCCAACACTGTCCTCACAATTTATTGAGGACAATCCCCCAATCGACCGCGTGATCGCGGTCCAAGACGAACCCCATATACTCCTCGATGCATACTTTAAACTCAGGTGCGCCAGACCAATGCCGCTCTACGGCGTCCCTGGTCTCATTGATCACTTCTAGCAACGGCGAACCGATGTCGAAGGTTCTGGCAAGGCCAGTTCTTCGACGTCGGGGCGGCGTAACACTAAGGAAAACAAAATGACACCAGCAATGGGCGCAGTAGTAGGAGGCGGCTTAGGCGCACTCGGTAATGTCATCGGTGGATGGTTCGGCGCAAAAGGACAATCGTCCGCAAACGCGGCTAATCTTCAGATTGCCCGCGAACAAATGGCCTTCCAGGAACGAATGTCCGGAACGGCCTATCAACGCGCAGCAAAAGACCTCAAGGCAGCGGGCCTTAACCGCATTCTCGCCCTGGGGAACTCTGCGAGCACCCCTCCTGGCGCTAGCGCCACCATGCAAAATGAAGGCGCAGCCAAACAAGCCGCAGCTATCCAGATCGGCAATATCGCATCCGCAACAGCACTTAATTACGCAACAGCGCATCTCAAAACCAAACAGGCCGAAGCGCTCGGCATTCCCGCCTCAATAGGCGAAGGCGGCGGCGAGCTGGTCGACGAACTCAAGGCCGGCGCAAAAACTATGGTCCCTTGGATGATCAAGGGTATCGGCCATCTAAAAAACCAAGGAATGAAATTCCTTGATGATCTCAAAGATCAGACTCGCTCATCGGCAAAAGAGCCGAAAATCTCAGCAATGGAAATGCTGGAGATGAACTACGCCGAACAGAAGATGGTTCGGCCAAAGGATCGCGCACGCGTATCCGTTGATATGGTTCGTAAGAACCTGGACCTCGACACGAAAAACATGACCGACGAGCAAATCGCTCAATACATAATTGATAACCCGGATCGGGTGGAAAGGATGCTCAAAAGATGGCGGATGCAAAACCTAAACTAAAGAAGCGGCCACACGCTATCACCTTCACTGAACCCAGTTTGACCAGGCAATCGTTTAAAGACGAGTGCGACGTTAACCTCATCGTCAAACGCTACACTGAAACTGGAATGATCAACCACATTCCCAGGACAACTCCACAATATGGCGATGCCCCGGAAGGGGACTTTCTACAAGCCGCGATGGTAAATGCGGAAATCGCCTCACAAATCGAGGCGGGAGACCTCGATATAGACGCGCTAGGCGCGTCTGAACCGGACCCGGAGTCAAACCCCGGACCGGACACAAATGAGCCCGAACAGGGCTCTCAGGAGGCCTCAGCCGACGCGTCAAGCACGCCTGAACAGGACGCTTGACGCGCAGATTATCTTCTTGTATATAATCTGCTAGGTGACCCGAGTACGTCAAACCCCGGGGCACCGCACAAACAAACAAAAGCCCGGAGGGCACATGAGACGAAATAAAATGAAAAAACGTAAATCACGCCGGCTCTTCAGCAAAACAGCCAGCAAGGTTCACCGTAAAAATAATCCAGGTAAAATCATGCGCGGCGGCATTCGTCTCTAAACAAAAAAGGGCCCGGAGCTCGACCCAGCCCCGGACCCAAAAGGCAAAGACAAAACATGGCTTGTCTCTACCCAAAACCAGCTTACCTCAGCTCCGAGGGCAAGGTCACATTCGTTCGACATGAAAAAGCTCTTGGCTCTAGTGGTTTTATCCACATCCGCTGCGGGATGTGCAATGGC